GGCGATTTTAAATTATGTCCTGGTAAACTAGTCGAGTTAAAAATACCAAAGAGTACAGACGAAAATATTATGACGTCAGATCAAAGAGAAGGTATGATGGATAAGCTTTTATCTGGGAAATATTTAGTTGCATCCGTTGCACATGTTTTTGATGGAAATGAATATCGCTGTGATGTGGGTTTACAAAAAGATAGTTTAACATATGATTTAGATTCTAAAACCAAGATTGGAAAATAATTATGAATAGAGATAATGATAGTTTTATTGGGGGTCAGTTTGCATGGTTTACAGGTGTTATTGAAGACCGCTTTGATCCTCTTGAAATGAATAGAGTAAAAGTAAGATGCTTTGGATATCATAGTGAAAATAAATCTGATATCGATACTGATGACTTACCTTGGGCTACAGTTATGATGCCTACAACATCTTCTGGTACTTCAGGTATAGGCGATACACCTCATGGATTAATGGAAGGTTCATGGGTAGTCGGATTTTTTCGTGATGGTCCATCTGCGCAGGATCCTGTTATTATGGGTTCAATTGCTTCTGTTAATAGTCCAAGAGATAAAACCTTAGGATTTACTGGCGACCATTATCCAACAATGGATTATATGAATAAGTCAGATATAAACTTTGCAGGCCGGGAATCATTATATTCTGAATCTGATCAAATGGAAGCAAGGGTTCAAGGCTCTTCTCCTTCTAATATACAAGTAGCAACGCCAGCAAAAATTCCTTCGGTCGCTGAAGATAAAGCAGATTCTTATTATACCGAAAAGCCATGGAATGAACTACCTCCTATGAATGAGCATGTACCCGATTATCCTTACAATAAAGTGTATCAGTCAGAGTCTGGTCATGTCGAAGAAATTGACGATACACCGGGTAATGAAAGACTTCATCGTATGCATACATCAGGTACTTATGAAGAAATATATACTGATGGAACTCGTCAAGTTAAAATAGTTGGTGATGACTATGAAGTAGTTTTTGGTAGTAAAAATATTCATATCAAAGGAAACTGTTCAATGACAGTTGATGGTGATCTTCGACAAATGGTATATGGTAATTATCACTTGCAAGTAGAAAAAGATATGACAATGAATATTAAAGGTTCACAGCAAGTCAAGATTGGTGGCAACCATGAGACAGAAGTTATTCGCAGTCGATCAACTAACATAGGTGTAGACGATAACTTAAGTGTTATGAATAATTCTACCACAAATGTTATTAACGATAAGCTATTAACTGTTGGTAATGACTTTACAACATCTGTTACAAATAATATGGCAACAACAGTTTTAAACAACGCATCACTTACAAATGTTGGTACGTTTAGTCATACCTCTTTGAAAGATTATACATTAAGTGTTAATGCTAATCAGACAATTGGAGTTGTTGGTACATTAGGAGAAACAGTTGATGGTGCAGTAACTGAGACTTACGGTGATGCTCTTAATTCAAATGTTACTGGTGCTGTTACTGAAACATATAGCAGTACTCAAAATACTACCGCAAGTGGTAATGTTACGATCGTTGCTCCAACAATCGATCTTAACCCATAGGATAACATATGCCAGGAATAGTAAGACAGGGTGATTCACACGTAGGACATGCAAGTCCCACCCCCAGTCCGTTTCATAAAACAACTTATGCTGGTGGTTCTCCTAATGTGAATGTTAACAGTAAGGCAGTAATACGAGAAGGAGACTCTACTGGCTGTGGAGATCCTGCTGTTGGTAAAAGCGGAGACGTAAAGGTAAATGGTATTGGTGTTCATCGATTAGGTGATAGTACTGGTGGTCATGGTAGTTGGGAAGTAAATAATGCAGCTACTTCTTCCACTAATGTATTTGCTAATGGCGGTGGTGGAAGTCAAGGAACTCCTGCTACTCCAGAAGAAGCAATTGCTTCAAGAAGAATAAAAGATTCAGAGGGTAACACTGTAGAGTATTGTGAATACTACGATTGGAATAGTAACACATGTTTAGATCAATCTTCTAATCCGAGCGGTGATTACTATTATAATCCATAAGAGGAAATGTAAATGAGCATATGTGGTAATAATAAAGCTTTAGATGATCTAAAAGCTAAGCAAGGAGAATTAGATGGTCTACTTCAAGGTGGTAAAGATCAGCTCTCTGCTATGGAATCTAAATTAAATGCTATGAAAGTCGATTTAGCATCATTTAAACCAAAGTTACCAGAAGTGGAAAGTTTACAGGATAAACTAAATGAATTATTAAATACTAAAGATCCTTTCCAACTTATAAAATTAGAAGCTGAAATAAAGGAAAAGTTTGGAAGTGCAGTACCAGATTTAGGTGATACAATTGCTAACTTGTATTCTGGAGGAGACGTTTGTACTCTTGTTCCAAATGTAGAAGCTTCTGCAGACGGTACGGTTAAGGAACAACCCACTGAACCTAAGGTTCCTGAAGAACCACCAGCTGCGCCTGAACCTACGCCCGTTATTGAAAAAGATTTAGAAGAATTAAATAGAACGCTTTTACGTCAATCATTTAATAATAATTTAAAATATATTGCTAGCCGTGCTAATAAGATATTTAAAGGCTTTGGATCAAGAAAAAAGAATCAAAAGTTTTATGATTCAACATGGGAAGAGCAATGGGTTGAATTAATTGAAGCAGCGGGTGGAGATTATAATACTTATAGAATAAAAAGTAGAACATTAGAAGAATTGAGAGGAGCACAAGATAAATTAAAGAAAAAGTTTCCAAAAAGTAATTGGGACTTTCAGAAAGAAGGTCAAATATTAAAAGAAACATATGATCTTGTGAAAGAAGCTAATCCGCATCTGTATGCAAATGCTCAAGATTTTAATACAGCAGCTTCTGAGTTTTTAGTAAGAAGAAAAGCTAAATTAGCTAAGGGAGAAGCCACAGAGGATGTATAAATAAAGGTATGGCTACATATTACTCATCAGGTTCATCCGGTTCACCACAAGCTTATAGTGGACAAAGCACTAGTAATGCTACCGCAGCTGCTGCGGTAGGCAATAAGGCCGAAACGGTAAAGGAAAGATTTAGTGATTTAAATTTGCAAATGATCATACATCCTCAAAAAAGGGATATTATACCTTTAAAGGGTGAAGCCGCAGTTAAAAACTCAATAAAAAATTTGTTACTTACAAACTTTCATGAACGACCATTTAATTCTACATTAGGTGCAAATTTAAGAGGATTATTATTTGAACCCGCTGATACTATTACAAAAATAGCATTAGAAAATGGTGTAAAATCAGTTTTAGAAAATCATGAACCAAGGGTTGACAATGTAAATGTAATTGTTACTTCTCATCAAAATGATTCAGAATATAGAATTACTGTAGTATTTAGTATAAAGGCAACTGATGAAGTTGCTGACGTAGAAATTAACTTAAGACGACTCAGGTAAATAGACATGGCATCAAATTTAAATGTTACAGAATTAGACTTTGATCAGATAAAGGAAAATTTAAAAAGCTTTATGAAGTCACAATCGCAATTTAAAGATTATGACTTTGAAGGTTCAGGTCTAAACGTGTTAATGGATGTTCTTGCATATAATACACATTATAATGCGATGCTAGCTCACTTTGCTCTTAACGAAGCATTTCTTGATTCAGCTCAAATTCGTGGTAATGTTGTATCACGTGCAGGACTACTCGGTTATACTCCACGATCAATACTAGCACCACGATCAACAGTAAAGTTAGTTGTAGATGTAAGTGCTTATCAAGGTACAATTCCTTCGGCACTTGTTGTAGAAAGAGGTACTAAATTTAATTCAGTTGTTGATGGTGTTTCATATACGTTTTCTTCTTTAGAATCTCAAACTGCTATTTTAGTTGAAGATGACGCTAGTAAAACATATACATTTGACGAGATAACATTAGGTCAAGGTAAGTTTAGATATCTATCGTATCGAGTAGATAACGAAATAGAAAATCAAAAGTTCCAGCTTTCTGATTTAAACGCTGATACATCTTCATTACGAGTTCGTATTCAAGAAAACCAAGATTCGAATGCATTTGATTCTTATGTTAAATTTACTACATTACAAGAAATCGATTCATTAAGCCAAGTGTATCATTTACAAGAAAATTCAAGTGGCTTTTTCCAAATATATTTTGGTGATGGTATTATTGGTAAGAAGCCAGTAAATGACAATATTGTAACACTCGATTATCTTGCAACTGATGGGCCAGCTGCAAACGGTGCAAATACGTTTACTCTTACAACAGATTTTCCAACTTTGACTGGTAACATTAATACAACTGTGACTACGCTTACTACAGCTACTGGTGGTACTCAAGCTGAGACCACAGAGTCAATTAGATTTAATGCTCCTATTACATTCCAAGCTCAGGACCGAGCAGTTACATCTCAGGACTATGCTGCGATTATTCAGCGCAACTTTGCTAATATCGAATCTATTTCTACATGGGGTGGTGAAGATAATGTTATTCCTGATTATGGAAAAGCATATCTAAGTATTAAGCCATTGATTGGTAATGTGCTTACTCAAAATGAAAAAAATCAAATTATCGATATTTTACAAAATAAAAATACAGTATCTATTAAACCTGAAATACTAGATCCAGAATTTACAAATATCGAACTAGACGTTATATTTAAATATAATCCTGCTCTTACAAGTAGAACAAAACAAGCAATTGAATCATTAGTAACTGATACAATTTTAGATTATAACTTTAACCAACTTAATAAGTTTGATGGTGTATTTAGACACTCTGAATTATTAACCCTTGTTGATAATTCTGATCCAGCAATTACAAGTTCTACGATAAGACCATTTATGTATAAAAACATAGATGCTAGTACAATAAAAGCCGATAACACATTTACTTTAACTTATGCCGGCAAATTCTTTATTAAAAAAGGAAAAGAATTTAGCATTGACAGTACAGCATTTAAAATTGGTGGTATAGATCATTTCTTCGGAGACTTAGAAATCGAAGGATCTAATAATAGAAAGGTTATGGTATATAAAGTAGTAAATGCGCAAAATCAGGTTGTAGTACCAGATGCAGGAGAAATAAATACTTTAAATGGAGTAATTACATTAAATAATTTTGCAGTAGATACACCAACGACAATACAAATAACAATTGCTCCTGATTCATTAGATATTGCGCCAAAGAGAAATCAAATTATTAATATAGAAGCTTCACGTATTCTTGCTTCTGGATCAATTGATCAAATTGCATATTCAGGACCTTCTGGAACTCTTGATTATTCAACTACAAGTAGATTGAGATAATATATGTCAGTTAAAAGTTTAAAAAATTTA